TTTCTTTTTTGATTATTTTCAATTAACCATCTACTATAATCTGTTGGGTCTTCATTTGTAATTACATTGCCATTCTCAGCACTAGCTGGTAATTCTGTTGCAAATCTATCTGTTGCTAACTCAGATATATTTCTATCAACTATTTTTTCTAAACTATTATTTTTAATATATCTAGGATAAGACTGTGTATTTGTTGATTTAGATAGTTCTTGTTGTTCTTTTGTCATATAAGAATGATACTGTGAACCAGGAGCTATATCTACATTTTCAATACCGTTTGATGATATTATATCTTCAAAAGAATATAAGATATTATTTCTTCTAAATCCTATTGATGCAAACTCTTGTAAATCTTCTAAATAACTATTTCTAAGTTTACTTACAAATTCATTATAGAAATCTACGTTTTGTAATTCTTCTTTTGTGTATGGCATTATTGACTTACCTTAAATGTGAATCCCTCATCATAATATTGGTCTAACTCATCAGCAGTACCTTCATCAGTTACTACTCTAAATTGTAATGTATAATATCTTTCTGGCTGATAACCTTGTAAATCTAAATTAAAATAGTTACCTGTTGAATCACAACTCAACTTAGAACCTGTACCAAATGGTACAATAATATCATTTGTTTCAGCATCAGTAATTGAATAAAAAGTAGAACCACTTGGTAAATACTTTATTGTTAATCCAGCTGGTGTTGTTGAATATGTTGCTGATGGAAATCTTTCTCTACCAACAACTCTAAATTTAGCTCTTGAATTTTCTTTATATTCTGGTCGTAAACCTTTCATATAAACTACACTATCTTCCAAGTTAGCAGATGTTAATTCATCTAACGAACCTGTAGACCAAGATGAATCGTCCCATACTCCTTCTAAAGTAGGTGGATAAATTGTATGAGTGTTTGATGAGAAAAATGAAAAACTACCTAGTCTATCTGTATTACCTTCTGATGCTGATGGATGATTGTTACCGACACTACCACTTCGTTTAACTAAAAAACCATCATTTATTACATTACCATTTAACCATTTATTTACTGTACCTGTAACATCTATTTTTAAATCTCTTGTCTGATGATTAAGTGAGGCAGATGCTGCTGGTGCTACACTTGAACTATACCAAACTCCTCCTGCTCCATCATTTGCTCCACTACCACTTGCCCATAATGTACCATCAGTTTCACTATATCTATATTTCCAACTACAACCATCTGAAGTCTGTGGATTATCGTATGAACGACCAGTACCCATATCCCAAGAACCACTTATTGCATATGCGTATAAACTTTGTGATGCCGCTAACGCTTTTGGATTTGCGTCATAAAAATTTAAATAATACTTGGCTGCTCTACTACCTGTTTGAGGTATTAAACCTGAAGATGAGGCTTCTTGAAAATATGTTGTGTCAAATTTTATTAAAATTCGAGAAACATCTACACTAGCTCCAGTATCACTAACGTTTTTTCTGATTTCTAATATTTCATCTAAACCAGAATTTAAACTTGAACTAGCTTCAAAAATTGTTGTATCTTTCTCTGGAAATAAAAAATAATGCATTAACTTACTCCGTTACACCTGTATTATCACCGACAACTCTACCCTTAATGTCTGCGTTAGGATATTTAATTTCAAAAATACTTGGGTCAAGTGCTGGGTATAGAACACCATCAATCATACTATTTTTTATATCATAAAAATTACCTGAGTAGCCTTCACCTACCTTGTATTTATTTTCAATTTTTATTACTGTATCCGAATCAACTGGTGGTACAACTGATGCTACACCATCTACTAATGATAGTTCATAGGCTATGTCAGCTAGTACAATTGGTTGACCTATTTGCCATCTATCAATATCAAAGAAATCTTTTACCGCGGCTACACATCTAAGTAGAACATCGTTCTTTACAAATTCAGAT